TTCTACCTAATGCAACAGAATTTTGCTCTGTAGATTTAGTAATCTCTCTTGAAAGTTTTAGTAAGGCTTTACCGAAATCATCTGTGGATTGACGAATACCAAGTTGGTCTCTTAATTCAGCATTAAGAGTTCTTTGGTCATTAACTAAATCAGCAAGAATCTGTCTAGCCTTGTCTTGACTAGTATTACTCTTCTGGTCTAGGTCAATACCTTTTTTCTTCTCTTGATTGAGTTGTTGTTGTTTTTTTATTTCGTCGTCAGTAGCCATTTCAGGGTATTATCTTTATATAAATAGTTAAGGCCCGCTATTTGCGAGCCTTTGTACTATAGTTTGGTTTCCTTATTGCAGGTCCTTTTGGCATTGATTTAGAAGGCATACTCTTTTTATATTGTTTGGCTTCTTCTTCATAATGTTCATTCATTTTTTGAAATGTGAAATTACGTAACCAAATTGGAAAATTATAGACAGTATCGTAGTCGAATCCGCCTTTCCCATGAAAAACTATTTCATGAATCTGAGTAAACAGATTAACCCTATATTGCGGAGTCAGGCCAAAGAAAGGTAACCCCAATGGGAATCGTCACCCCCTCTTCCGGACCATTTTCTGGATAGAATCTCAAGTCAACATCTGGCATAATCGTTTCTATATGCTTTCTAAATTCTCTGGAATCTCTAGCAAGAAATTGATTATCTACAAACTCTCTGATAGTTTTAGTATCTGTATTACCATTAACAGCGGTAATTAAATATTTTAATCTAGTAGAAAGTTCGGGTGATGCTTCTTTGTTGACTTTACGCAGCCCTAAAATTTCACGTTGTATTTTACTTTCATCACCGTGGGTTAATAATTTAAATGTAAGTTCTACACCAGTAGCTGGAGTAGTAAATGTAAATTCATTTTTACCGCTAGCTAATATCGATTCATCTATTTCTTTTTCTTTTAATAGACTTAAATCAACAGTTTCTTTTGCTCCTTGCCAATTAAATTCATAATCTTTACCGTAGCCTAAAACTCTTGCTGCAACTAATAATGCATTTTTATCTCCTATAAGTAGATCATTATAACTAATCTTTTTATCAACTATAAGAGATTGTAATAATTTATCAATAACTACACCTTTTTCGATATAATTTTGATTAGTAAGAATATCTTCTTCTTTAGCAGTCATATATTTCATCTCTACTTTTCCGGATGATAGAGGTGAATCTTTAGGATATAATAAGCCTTTTGAAGGTAATTCTACTATTTCGCTTGGAAATTTATTTTGTTTTTCCATAAATTTTATTAAGTTAAAACTAGTTTATTAATAAATATACGAAAAATTATTTTTATAACCAACAAAAAACCCGGATAATTCCGGGTTCTAAGTCAATAAGTATTTTAACTAAATATTAGTAATTCAATACACAATAGTCCATTGCTACTGATATAGTTAATTCTGCTACGTCAGATGTAGCCCAGTCAAACGAACCTTGTGACATATTAACTATAAAAGCACCTTTGATTACCCATTCAGAGACGATATCTCCTACAGGTCCTAAAATATTTAGTGTTAAGTCTTTTTTGTAGAAATCGCTGTATCCTGCTCTTCCAGTTACCGACTCATAAGAAAGTCTAGCCCAATCCATTACAGCTTGTGCACCAGAAGGAGTTACAGGATCATAGAGTGTTAAATCCATATTTTCCCAATTTCTCTTTCCTCTAATTTTTCTATATGAGTTGATGTGATCTAGTTTCACTTCCTCATCAGTAAAGCTAGGAGCTGAAACGTTCTTAACCATGAAAGAAGGAATAGCATCGATATACATAATGAACCTATTTTGAACCTTAGGTTCGAAGGCTCTGAACATTATTTCATTTGGATCTAATACTGCCATTTTGTTTTAATTATTTATTATAAATATCTTACTTTTAAATTATCCTCCAAAAGACGCTCCAGTTGGCTCAACAGTAAAGTCTAATACTATGAATTCTACTGTTTTAGCTGGCTGAATAAATATCTGTCCTATTAATTGGTTTCTATCTATTACGTCTGCTGAGTTGTTTGTTTCATCCATTACTACTCTGAAAGCAAATAGACCTTGTCTCTGTACTACAGATTCTAAGTAAGGATTTACTTGAGCTAAGAAATTGTTTCTTGTAGCTGTAGTATTTTGTTCGAATACTAAAGTTCTTGAAACGTCTCCTATAAACTTCTTCAGAGCGATTAATAATCTTCTTACATTTACTCTGTCTAAAGCACTTGACTTCTTTTGCAATGTTTTCTGACCGAATACTGATATACCAGCTCCAGGGAAAGTAGCAATTGGGTTAATGTTAGACTTGTAAAGAGTATCTCTTTGAGTTCTAGTTAATTTTCTTTCAGCTTGGATTACGTCTGAAATACCACCTCTAGTTAAACCAGCAGGTGCAAACCATGGTGCCGCAGCTCCATCTGTGAATGCATATACTCCAGGTATTACTACTGAAGCAGGTATCCATACATTTTTACCAGTAGAAGAAGCAGTTTGTAGCCATGGCCAATATCCTGCAGCATATGAACTGTTTACTGTTGAAGCAGCTGCTACTACGTTTGATACTGTAGCTCCATATTGCTCTAAGTCTACTACTGAGATACAATCTCCTCTAGTCTCTGCTAAAGATATGATTGAATCTAATTGAGTTTTATGAGTACCGTAATCGTAGATTAGACCTGGTGCAGATATAATGTTGAATACATATTCATCTTTGTTTCCTAAGATTGAAATTGAATCAGCATAATTTGCTCCTACTAATCCTTGAGAATCGGTATTTGAAATATCTTCAAAATATAATGCTTTTCTATTATCTGGGTAATTCTTTCCAGTAGCTCCAAAGAATGATCCTGATTGACCAGCTGTTGGTAATGAACCTGAGTAGCTAACATTATTAGAATCTACGTTTACAGAAACTCCGTCTGTACCTAGATAATTTAAAGTTGGAGTATTTACGGCAGATATTCTAACATATTTAGATCTGTTTACGTATTCACCAACTGTCTTAATATAAATTGATCCATCTCCATCAGTAGTTTTAGAATTGTACTGATTTCCTACTACTTTTTCGATATAGTTTCCTGAGTTTGGATCTAATGATAAATCGTTGAATGTTTCAAGGATAATTTTATTCTTTGTACTGTCATCTCCTCTTCTTACAATCAAAGAAAAAGTACCTGCTGAATTATCAACGTTAGAAATTTCCCATCTGATATTGTCTGCAGATCCACTAGATAATGAACCATCACTGTTAAGTGATATGTCTGCTGGATCAGCTGATAGAGCTCCGTTATAGATAAATCCTTTACCTAAAGTCTCTAATGCAAATGGTTTAGCTGAAACTGCTGATGCTGTTACGTGAGTACTTCCTGCTCTAGTAAATGAGCCAGATACTACTCTAGTAATAAGTGCTGAGTTTCCGCCTTGATTAAAATATGATTTGACAGCAAGAGAAGTCATAAATTCATATTTATTTGAACCGGATTCAAATGTTGTACCAAATACTCTCTGATACTGACCGTATGATGTTACAACAGTAGGTTCTTCTACCGGTCCTAATACTGTCGGTCCAATAAAAGCAGCGCCAGCTTCGACAGGAGCAGGTGCTATAAATGAAATATCATTTTCTCTCGCTAATACACCTGGGGAGATTAATGTTTCTGCCATGTTTCTTTCTATTAATTAATGAGTTCTATAATAAATATCTTAGTATTATCGAAACCGGGCCTTATAAAATTTTAATAAGTATGGTTTTCGTTTTATATAAATAGGAAAGGAGATTACAAAACCTCCTTTAAAAAAACCCATTGTGAAAATCTTTACTAACTTATGGCTCCTGTCTCTAAATCAATATTAACTTCGCCGTACTTTTTTTGCAATTCAATACTAATATCTAGCTCTTCTTTTTTGATAGAAGCTAATTTACTATCTAATCTTCTTTTAGCATCTTCAACTTGCTTTTCCTGAAGGTATAAATCACCTGCTCTTTCTCTTACAGCTGCAACTTCAGTTTTAATTTTCTGTAGACTTTCTAATTCTTTTTTCGTAATCTTTTTTGCTTTCGCCATGACTAATTTATTTACTTTAATATAATATAAGATAAATATTGCTAATATCCAACTTTATTATTAAAATTTTTATTATTAGGTATTTTTAAGTTTAAATCTTGTATTATTTCAACTCCTGATGATTCTATTAATTCAGTCCAAAATATACTACCTTCGTAATCTTTATATTTTTCTAATAATTTATTATTTAATTTTATTGACTTATTTATAAATTCATTTTCAGGCATTATAAATACTTTTCTAAAACTTTTAGGAAAGCCGGTAAATAATCTTTCGTCTAAAGTTTTATAATAAATGCTACCAAAAAAACAATCATCTATATTTTTATCTGATAATAAAGGTCTAGTTTGAACTTTTGCTTTATTAAAACTTTCTTGTAAGCATAATCTATACTTTATTCTGATTGCATCTAAGTTAGGTTTAAATTTAATAATATATTCATATTGATCTATATCTTTTATATTATTAACGACTTTATAAGTTGAATAGATATAAGAAAATAATTTATTATCAAATTTTTTATCTTCTATATGAATTTCAAAATTATTTACATATTTTTTTAATCTTCTTGCTTTATTAATCCATCTTAAATTTTCAGAGCTATTCCAAGTATGTATATAAAGGTCTGTATCTTTATCTAAAAAAGGATTAATATTATCTGAAAGATCAAATAAAAAGCCTGATAGTATTATAGCTTTCATTTTCTTGTATTACCGTAATGTACTACTTTAATATTTTTATCAGTTTTATATTCTCTCCAAGGATCTACTACTACTGAACCTTCCGGAAAGTCATAATCATGAAACTTACCCATATGAGCTAATAAGTAAACAGCTTTAATAGGTTTTACTGGATCGTATATAACTTCAAACTTACTGCCAAACCTCTCACAGTACTTACCTGTTAGTATAGAAGAAGAACCGTCAATATAATCTACATCAGGCTTAAAAGCTTTACCTAATATTACTATAGGTAAATCATCTTTTTGACTTTCTATCACTAATCTAGTAGATAAATTTTTCGCTTGAACTTCTCTAGCAAGCATGATAGCATCGAATAAATCATATCCTAAGTCTAATTTTTCTGCCATATATCTTAAAGCAATATTATCTCTTGGATGACATCCTCCTCCATCTCCCATACCTGGTTTCATATATGCAGGTCCCATAATACGTTGAGTAGATCTTGCTAAAGCTCCTGCTACTATATCAGCATTCATATTACCGTTTTTTTCTGCTACATCTTGTATCATATTTACTAATGCTACTTTAGTAGAGATAAAAGTATTATAAAATATTTTTATTCCTTCTGCTTCATCCCAAGTTCCTACTTCATATCTAGTTCCTTCTTTTATAAAAGTATAATAGAAATCTAATAATAATTTTGCATCACCGGTCATAGAACCATCTTCAGTACCTATTATTACCATTTCAGGATTAACCATATCCCATTTTACTGTACCCATTGCTATTAAATAAGGATTATAAATAAATCTAAAATTATTACATAAAGGTATAAATTCTCTTCTAATAGTTCCTGGTAGTACGGTTGAGATTAAAATTACTAGTTGATCTTTATTAGTATGTTTATCTACTTCGCTTAATACTTCTTTAACTATAGAATAATCAAAATCTTTATTATCTAAATGAGATGTTGGATAACGACCATCATATTTAGGGTCATGAGGTGTTGGTACAGCAATGAAAATTAATTCTCTATCTTTACAAACTTCTTCTATAGAACCAACCATATTAAAGTTAGAAGGTTTAACTTCGTTAATATCATAACCTATAACGTTATGTTTTTCAGCCATAACTTCAGCAGCATACTGACCTAACTTACCTACTCCTATAAATCCTATTTTCATTTTATTAATCGTTTTTTTCTAAATAATATTGTATTTTTTCTGCACAAAAATTGTGAGTTTTTTCACCCCAATGAGTACCATCTAAAGCATAATCTTTATTTATATTCAAAAAATGATTAGTTTCCTGATGACAATCTTTTAGGGTAAAATATTTTTTAATATCTTCAAAAGTATTTTTGATAAGTGCAGACGTAAATTTATAACTTCCTAAACCTACTATAGTATCTTCAACATTAGTATTATCTATAAACTTAGTAAAATTATCAATAGGTTCAACTGACATACAGTGAAAAGTGCTTTCTTTAAGTTTCATAAAATTAATACAAGATAAAATATATTCATATGATCTAAAAGTATATTCTAATTCTTCTCTACCTAAAAAATATTTCCAATTAACATCTAAATCTAAATCTGGATCTAAATTCCAACTGCCTACAAATTCTATTTTACTATCACTTTTAAAATAAAAATCTCTAGTTAAATGAGCAAATTGAATTATAACTAAATCATCTTTTTTGAAATCATTAAAGTTAATTATTCTATGTAAAATAAATCTATTAGAAGCTCCTGGTCTTGCTAAATTAATTATTTTATCTATATTTAATTTATCAGCGAGTATATTTACCCAACCTAACTCACTAGGATAATCGCCAGCATTATATGGAGGAATAAAACAGTCTGGTAATCCATGACCGTATGTTGAACTGTCACCAAAAGTTATTAACCTATTAAACTTCAAAACTTATACTAATTTTACAACTGGTTTATCGTCTTCTTTCTTATAAATATTTACTTTTTTGAATACCCTATTCATGTCATTATACTGAATAATCTTATTATGGTTATGTTCTAATACTTTGGACATTTCATTTCTCATATCAAATAATTCTTTATCAGAATACTTATTCAAATCATTCATAAGTTTAATTATCTTATTTATTCTTTTTTTGAAATCATACTCTTGATCATAACTTTCATCAATCCATTTGCTAAAAGTTTTAAATCCTAATTTTTTTAAATATACTAAAGTAGATGGATTACCTAATAAAATAAAAGGCTGTTTAGAATAAAAACCTTTTGCTATTTTTTCTGAAATAAAAACTTTTCCAGCACTAACATCAGTTTCAGTAATAATAGATATAAAAGTAGTATTAAATAAGTCGTAAGGTACATTACTAGCTAAATTTATATTTTTATCATAATCGTCTAAAAAAATATTAAATTTACGATTCTTAAAAAAATTTGATACTTTTAAACTTTCTTTTGGATCTTTCAATAACCTTTCATGAGGTAAAGTATACTCTTCTACTGGGTCAAACATAGTAAAGTCTAATCCATTTCCATGACTTTTAGTAGCTAACGAAATTAAAGTGTTGTAATATAAATCCGGTAACTGATTTAACCTATAAAAAAAATATAATCTATGAGCTCTAGTTATTCTATTTAAACATAAAAATTTAGCTTTATAAGGAAAAGTATTTTTAAGTTTATAGTCTATCTGAGTAAAATTAAACTTATCTTCATTTTTTTCTTTTACATCATCTAAAAACCAGTTAGCGGATAAAAAATAATTTAAATATAGAGTTTTAAATCTAGGATTATTATCAGGAAGTGCATTATCACCAGAGATTAAAAATAACTGATCTTTTTCTATGTCATGATTATCGGCAAATATTTCCATAGTTTTTACATACAACTTTGCATATGGTTCAGTAAAAGTACAGAAAGCTACTTTACACCTTTTCTCTTT